CATTGTGGATGGGGCTGCAATCACACCATCGCCAATAGACACGCCGCCTGATGCGTCCAATGTAATATTGGCCGTTGAAGATGATGCGTTCTGGACTACGCTTGTTTTGAGAATGGCGGTCATGGATTAGGTTCCTGACGTAGATGCAAGCAAATAGTAAGTTGTGCCACCAATATTGACAGCAATTTTATTTGTTACCGTATTGGTGCTGGATGAAGACACAGCAGTGGACGCTAAAACTGTGCCAGTGGCCGCTGGGAGGGTAAGTGTATTCGTTCCCGCAACCGCCGGTGGCGAAAGAGTAACCTGACCAGACGTAAAACCGTTAAGAACTAATGCGCTCATATTACACCACGGTATATGTTGAAGAAGAAGGAATCGTCAGCGTTGCCGTTGAGGAAATAGCAATTGGCCCAAAAGACCCAGCGTTTGTATTGGCCGGAATTGAATAAGATGTCGTTATTGTCTGCCCGTTTTGCCAAAACACTTGATCTGTGCCACCGCCCGTAGCGCCGCCGCCGATTGAACCCCACGCGCCGTTGCCATACCCCTCAAAAGCGGACAATTGCGTGTTGTAGCGCAACATGCCCGTCGCGGGAGTCCCCGCGCGTTGCGTGGTTGTGCCAGCCGGAATTTGAATCTCGCCGGTGCCACTCATGATAATGTCACCGGACGCGGTAGTGATCCCGGTTAAAGCAGCGGCGGCTAAAGTTTTGTTGCTTAAAGTCTGTGTCGCAGTGAGCGTCACAAGCGTATCCGACAAATCAGGCAGTGTGTAAGTGCGCGTGGTCGCAGTCGTATTGCCTGAGATTGAAAACTGCGCAATCTTGGTCGCGTCAGTGCCGTCTTTTAGAAAAAAATTGTTGGCAGTGGCGTTGAATGATTTACCGACCGTGTTCAAACCCACGGCAGTTCCCGCGCCCGACGATGCAAAAATGCCGTCTAGCGTCGTCAAATCATTATTGAGGTCCGTTCCCCACGCATCCGTATCCCCACCAATTTGTGGAAGAGTAAGATTGAGATTTGCGGTGTAACTATTCGCCATTTTTTATGCAGCCTTTTGCCACGTATCGGCGCCGTTTGAAAGCGGCGTCCATATATCCGATCCATTGGACTGCGGAGTCCATGAACCGCTCTCGTCATTTAAGATGTTCCATGATTGAGAGGGGGCGGGTTGGTCGGCCCAAGTATCCGTAGTCCCCGGCTCTGGCTCCCACAGCAAGCGTGCCGTGGCGTTTGCCCCGCTGAAAGCGGAAACGGACGACATCGCTTGATACACAAGATATGCCGTAGACAGGGTAATTGATACCACATTTGTTGCGCCGGAAGCAAGTTGGATAGTTTCCGCAGACGCAGACGCGAGAGAGATAGTCGTAGTTGACGCATTGGCGAGTTGGATGTATTTCGCCGCAAAAGATGCGGTGTCTGGCGTCTCATTCGCCGCAAGCGTCGCATAAGTCACCGCGGAGATCGCCGCAGCGGCGGAATCCGCCGTTTCTGTGGCATTCAACGTCATAATTGTGGTCACAACTACAACGTCGCTATCACTATCAGCCGTTTCTGTTGCGTTCAAAACCGCAGAAGTCGTCGCGGTCGCACCAAAAGCCGCAGTATCCGCCGTTTCGGTTGCCGCAAGTATAGCTTTGGTCGCCGAAATGGCCGCAAAAGATGCGGTGTCGGTCGGTTCCGTAGCCGCAAGGTTGGCCAAGGTCGTGGCCAAGGTTGCAAGCGCGGCGGTATCACCCGTCTCAGTGACAGCGAAAGAAGCATTGGTGGTCGAAGACACCGTCGCCGACAATGTGTCGGCCAATTCCGATACTGCAAACGTCAATTGAGTGATGCTGGAGGACGCAAAGGCCGCAGTGTCGGAGGTTTCGGTCGTTGCGAGAGACAGGTTGTTCGTGTCGGTCGCTGTCGCGGCAAAAGCGTCGCTCGCTTCGGTCGCATTAAGCGTGAAGATCGTGGTAACAACGACAACTTCCGAATCACTGTCCGGCGTTTCTGTGGCCGTTATCGCCACATTTGTTGTGAAGGCCGTTGCAATCGCGGCAGTATCGGTATTTTCTGTTGCGGCCAACGCGGCGTTGTTGGCGTTCGTCGCCACGGCGGCAAAAGTATCGGCTGTTTCTGTTGACGCAAATGCTGCAACGTAAGATGTTACACCATAAGCCCCTCGACCGTAGCCGCCTTTTCCGTATTGCCCATTTGTGGCAACCGGATTGACCAACATTGCTGCGGTATCAGTCGCTTCGGTCGTATTTAAGACAAGCGTGTCCGCGCTTTCAAAAGCCAGCGAGTAAAAAGCTGAAGATTGAAAAGCTGTGGTCATTAAGCCCAGTTTCCAATGTTAATGTTAGACCCCGCCGCTCCAATTGGGTTTATGCGCATATACGCGCCCGATTGAACCGTAAGCGTTGGACCCGTGACGTTGGTTGAAAGCTGAGGGATAAATGTCCCGCCGCTGTTGATGGAAACAAACCCAGAAATTTCAAAAATATTGTAGTTCGTGGTTGTCGCGGAAGACGTCATGGATGTCGATGCAGAAGCTGTCTGGATCAGAGACATTGCCGCAGGAGAGTTGTTGTTATCCGTGTAGCCGGTCGTGCTGTAATATCTCATCAAGCGATAGGCGATACTGTTCAAAGTAGCCGCGCCGCCGAAGGATTGATAATAGATAGCAGAGCCCGAACCCGTTCTGGTAAACGGAACAAAAAGCTGAAAAGCGTATACGGTGCCGCTGCTCAATGTAACGCCCACACCCAAAGCCGACTGCGCGGCTGTGGATGACGCAAAATTCAACGCGTTTGTTGAGTTAAGAAGATACATCTGCGAGGCTTCTAAAAACCCTCGCTGTGTGCCTTGGGGTGTCACGTAAAGCAATTTGCCATCATATTCCACCGCACCTGCTGCGGGGGTCGTCAAGTTTGTTCCCGATGTCAAATTAAAAGGCGCTGCGGTCGCAGAGCCCGCCGGAAGCGTGACGTGGCCCAGCGTATCCACGCCAATCGGGATTTCAGTGACTGCACCTGTTCCCGCGCCTGTCGCACGGCCAAGCAAGTTCCCCGCCGCTAGCGTTAGGACGTGTTGATCGTTCCAATTGGACGGCTGGACAAGCGTGTTGTCCGAGCCGTTTGCCTTTGCGGAAACGAAATTGTGCGTCAGTGAAACGGTCATGGCAAATTACCCGTGGGTGATCGTGCCGGAAGTAACTTGAACCGTTTGACCGATAGAAATTGCAGTCGCGTTGATTGTGATGTCGGTGCCGGACGTGCCGACCGTTAGACCGCTCACAACCGTTGTGCCGCTATTGTTGCGGATTTCGGCTAAGGCCGCTGTGCCGGTGCCAGTTGCTGTCGCGGACAATGGCGTCCCAGCAAGCGTCAGCACACCGCCTGACGGGGTGTTGAACGGGCCGCCAGCCGTGCCGGTTGTGACGAGAGGGATCGTCGCCAAGACACCGCTCGCGCCAGACAATGACGCCGTGCCGATCACCAATTGGCCCGCTGTGGCCGAGCCGGTGGACGCCGCGTAGGATTTGCCCGCGACCGTATCATTCACGATTTGAAGACGCTCATTTTTCACGGCTGTGGAATAAACAACAGACATTTATTTGATCCTTTAAGAGAGAGTTACGGACAAGTCCGAGGTGGGAATGCGAAGAATGTCGCCAACGGAAATTGTCTTCGCGGTGGTAAGCGCAGCGGTTACAAGCTGATTGCCAGCCGCCATAGCATCGTAAATCGCAACATGCGTAATCGTTCCCCATGCAGTCGTCGCAGCCGAGTATTCAATGTTCGACGCGTTTGTCGCTACATTTGTAGCCACAGAAAATGTGCCGGATTGGCGGGCGTAGCCAGTGCCGGACGTTGACACTTCCACGCCACCGGCCAGCGGATCGCCAACAAATAGAGCGACATACAATGCCGACGGTTTGGTATACGTCGTCGAGCCAAGAAGATGACCGAGAAGCGCCGCGTCGGTGTAGGATGTGAATGCCATCAGTAGAACCCCCTCCGACGCGCGGTCAATTGAATGGTTTGGCGCATGGACCGTTCGCTCTCGATTTGCATGGCGTCCATGACTTGCTGACGCGCAGTGGCCCAAATAGCGACACGGTCGTCGTCTTTCAGATATGGCGCTGCTTCGAGCAGGGTGCTGTAAAGATACAAATCAGGCGACTTGGTCAGCAGCCAATTGGTGGGGTTAGTGTTCGAGAGCGAAGCGATTTTGGCGTAATACGTCAGGATCAAATCACAGTTATCCTGCGGAGCGGGCAGGAGTTCAAACGCGTTGTTCACAATCGTGAAATAGCGCACCGCGCCGGGGCCGCCGCTGTAATCGTCCGCGACAATGTGGTTCGCCTTGAGCGTCTTTGCCTCGTTCGGCCCGACAAAGGTCAAAGGCTGTTGGGGCGGTGTGGTGATGTAATTGAGTTCGAGGTTATACGCTTCCAAGAAATCGGAAGGCATTGCAACATACTCGTTCTCACTGGTCGCTTCTGCGCGGATCAGCATGTCCCGCGTGCGGAGTTCGCGGTTGAACTTCGCTTCGGCAAGCTGAATGAACGTCGGGATCACCGCCGTCAAATCGGAGCGGTTAAGCCAATCCGCCGCAGAGGACTGTAGATCGGAGTATGATGCAATCGTCATTACACTTGTCCCGGACGCGTTCTGAAAAACCGATTGTCTGGATCGTTCAACCACCGCTTCATCGCGGCCTGATCGTCAACGATCCCTTTTGCTTTCAAATCCATGTAGATGACCATCGGGATTGAAGCCACTTTGCTCCACTCACCATGACGGTCGCTCGCGTCGTTGTATGCCTGCTTGTTGGCTTCAAGGACGGTATTTACGTCTTGTTCGGCAGTGATTGTCGCGATGTCGGTAGCGTTGTCATAATTGAAGACGTGGCGAATACCTGTGATCGGATCAACGTCGATAATCTTTTTCATTTACCATCTTCCTATGAAGAAAGGGGGCGGTGTTGCCGCCCCCAATCTTTATTACGAGGTCGCGAGGTCGCGAACGACGCCGTGCGCCTTTTCCGTGCGGATTTTGAGGCCGTATTCCACGATGAGCATACGCTTCTCGGCGTCGCCCGTTTTGGCAAGGACTTCCGTGCGGAAGTTGCGGAGGTATGCAACGCTGGCATACTCGGGATCGAGCAGGTAAGCGTTGTATTCTGGCTGGAAGCGGTTCGGAACCACGTTCACGGTGCCGAAGTCCGACACGTAAACGTCAGCCGCGCCGACGATCTCAGCCTGCGAACCAGCAGGGACATCGCGGAAGCGGGTAGCAATGCCGGTGAAGCCGGACACAACAGCCTTGTTGTGCGGGCCAACCATAAGCACCTTGGCGTCACCGCCCTGCGTCCAGACGCTTTGAATGGCCGTCTTGAGGAGGGTTTCAGTGAAGACCTGCGAAGAGCCAGCAGCCGTAGCAGCCGTCATTGGGAAGCCGTCCTGAGGGTTGCCCGAAGCATTGCCGGACATCACAGGAGCGGAACCGCCCGTGTTGCTGTAGCTGTTGGTGATCAACCAACCGCCGAGACCTGCCGTCTGACGTGCGACCGAATCCGAACCGGACACAGCGACGTTGTTCGAGGTCAGTGTGGCTTCCATATCGCGCTTGAGTTCCGAAGCGCCCTTGGCGAGTTGGTAGGCCATATACGAACGCATACCAGCCTTATCAACCGCTTCGAGAGTGCCGGTCACTTCGATCAGCTTGCGGCTGATCTGGGTGTAGTTACCCACGCGGTGTGTAGCCGTGCGTGCATCGGTCGTGGAGACAACGTCATCACCTTCGAGCTGGGCGTTCGAAGACGAAGCCGAAGCAAGCTGGTCAGTCTGCCACTCGAAGTATGTGTTCTTGATGTTCTCGCGGCCAATGTTGCTCATGAAAGGAACATCGACAGGAGAGATGTTGTAAATTACGTTCGCGAGGTCTTCGCGAACCGAACGGTATCCGTCATACCGTGTGATCGTGTTAGTAACGAGAGCCATTGTTGTTCACCTTAATCCAAAAAAGCCTCAAAGAGAGAAGCGGCATCGCCGATCTTCCCGGTTTTTGCGAGACGCTGTTTCGCTTTGGTAACTTCATTGGCGGGTTTGGGTGCATTGGCAGCAGAACCGGGGGCCGCAGCGCGAGGACCTTTTGGCGCACCGGGTTTCGGTGGGTTGGCCATAAGAGCGTCGTATTGCATCGCCTTATACAAAGCGACTACCGCACGGTGGTCATAAGTCTGGCTTAACTCATCGGCGGTGAAACCTAGTTTCTGACCGTAATCGAGAAGTTTAGCCCGATCTGATTCCCATTTCTTGCCATCTTTCCAAGTCGGCACAACATCGAGAAGTTTTTCCCGGTTTTCCTGCACCAGCTTGCCCAGATTGGCCTGCTGTTCTTGCATCTGAATTGCTTGGAGCCGTTGCTGTTCGAAGGCAATTGCCTGCCGTTTTTCAGCCGTTTCGCGCCAAACATCCCGTTGCCGCACATATTCTAACGGATTTTCTGCGTAAAGCTTCTGCCAGTCTGGCTCCTGCGGCTGCAAGGATTGCAACTGCTGGTTAAGCGAAGAAAGGAGTTGAGCGTATTGCGCACGTTCCGATGTTACCGCCTGACGCTCTGTCTCAAAAGCCTTTCGCTCTTCTGACAATGCGGCAGTTTTCCGCGAATAGTCCGCTTGCCTCTGGTAGCCTTTGGCAGCCTCTTCCACTGAGATTTGCTGTGTCTTGCCGTTGATTGTAACGGTGACAAGCTGGTCTTGTGGGCCGGGTTCTGCGTCGGAACCTTCGTCTTCAGCGGCGGTGTTCTCTTCGGGGGCAACTTCTGCGTCGTCCGCAGCCGCCGTCTCATCCCCTTCAAGTTCACCAAGCAACGCCTCTGCATCGTCGGCAGAGACATTTTCGGTTGCTGCATCGTTGGTGGCGATTTCGTTATCGGGTGATTCCCCGGCGAGAATGCCTTCCAGCGCCTGTGCAGCGCCCATAATTCCGGTGGCCTGAGCCGTATCGGTCATCTTTTTTTACCTTAAAATTTACGCCCATTCAAGCGTCGGTTGTAATTTGCTATATCGGGGGTCTTTGCGATGGTCTCTATCTCGACCCGCAAAGCTTGGATTGCCTTCACCATGTGAAAGCAAAATTCTCGGGTTTCTTGGCCGACCGGCACGGTGTTCTTCCAGTCGTCCACATATCTGGCTTCGAGATTATTCAGCAGTGTGCGCACGGCTTCGGATTTGGCAAAATCCCGCGCGTGCTGCACAAAATCATGATCAAGCATTCGGCATCCCTTGCTGCGGCGGTGGCGGCTTCAACGCGTCAACCAGTTGGCCGTGCATGTCTGTGTGGGACTGGATTTGCGCTTTTGCCAGTTCCTGATCGTGATTGATGATGGCCTCGATCTGGGAAATATTGACCTGCGTGCCGTATTTGGCCTCGATGTCGGCCAAGCGAACCACGGCGTCCAGATGCGCTTTTAGACGCTCGCGCTGATCGAGCCGCATTGAATCCTCAATGTCGGCCTGCACTTTCATGTTTTCCCGTTGGATGGACGCTTGCGCCTTCTGGGCCTCGATTTGGACCATTTGTTGCTGCGGGTCGGGTTTCTGGTTCTGCCCGGCTTGCTGAACCATCTTGTTGACCGTGTTCATGTCCGGCTTGCTGAAATACCGCGTCGTATTCTTGAACCCTGCAAGATTGATGATGTCGGCCAGCGTGTCGGCATACTGCGCGACCGTGCAAAGCGGATTGTTCGGGCCAAGCATTTGCATGATTTGCTCTTGCTTTTGGGCAACCATCATCAGGAACTGTAGTTTCTGCTGATCGGTGCCGCGCCCGAGGGCCACGTTGACGCGGACGTCCATGTCGGCGTCCCAGTAGCGCGGGTCCACTTGGGTCCACTTGCCGCGCAGGCGAACCATGCGTGGTTGGTCTTGGTGCCGGATGACCAGTTTCAGCAAGCCCTTGAACAGCCGCTTCATGCCCTGCTCGGCGAACAGCCGAGCGATAAGTTCAATGCGTTCCTGCGCACCCTGCACCGTGGCGTCCACGGCGATGGCGGTCGTCGATTGCAGGACGTCTGGATTCAGCCCCTGCGACGCAGCCGAAATGCCGGTGCGCTGTGCGCGGACGTCGTCCATATAGGCGATCAGCGGCATCATGTTCTGGCCGATAAACGCTTCGTTGAGCGGCTGAACCATGCCCGGCGCACGGGCGCGGATGATTGCGCCTGTCTCGTTGTTCATCACGTCGTCGAGGTTGACTTGGCCCTCGACCACAACTGTGCGGGGGTGGACCTGCTGCGCGGCGCTGTCCATTGTCGCGCGGACCATTGCCGATTTGATCATCTGAAGATCGCTGGTTTGATCCGCAATCGACTGCCCGATGATCATGTGGGGCTCGGGATCTGGGCAGAAGAACGCGAACGGCACGTCCGTGGCGATCTCATCATGCAGAATGTGGTGGGCGTTGCCGAGGGAACAGACCTTTCGCAATTCGGCGATGCCGTCGCCGTCCTTGTCGATGCGGACATAGGACTCGACATAAAGCACAAGACGCATCGACGGATCGGGGTTGTCCGCGTGCATCATGAACGACATGATCGCCGGGTTACGCGTCTGGGCTTCGTAGTTGATTGAGAAGACGTCGCCCTGACCCGCAAACTTTTTGACCTCTTCGGGGTCGTATCCCATTGCGATCAGTTCGGACATGGTCTTGAGCGACCGATGGCCAACGTAAGATGCTTTGTCGAGGTCACGCGCTTCACGCGCAATCAAAAATTCTTCCGGTGGAACGGCTTCAATGACCACGCGGTTTTTCGGGATCGTCCGGCGAATGGTGATGTTGAACTTCACGTCCGGTGGGGCAATCATCTGGCCTTCTGGGCCAATGACCGCATCTTGGTGGACTTCTTGTTCCAGCTTAATGATCTCGACCGACGGATCGGACGTCAACAGCCCGACCGAAGCCTGATCCAACCCCGTATAATCCGCCTGCGAAATCTCGGTGTCTTCCGACCACCGCCATTTGATCACGCCCGTCTTGCGAACGAGAGAATCCTTGAACGCCTCGTGCAAGTTCGTAAAGCCCGGGTTGTCCTCATAGAACAACAAATTCACGTAGTCGGTCGCCTGTTCGGCCATCTCGACGGATGACGCGTTGCGCGGGGCATACTCCACGACATTTTCACCGGATGTAAAAATCCGAAGAAGCGAAGGCAGCATGGCCTGCACGGTGTCCCGCACTTCGGTCATGACAATCTGCGAGCGGCCTTCTTCCTCGTTACCTAAGGGGTCGCCGCGATAGAACTGCGTCGCCATCGCACGCGCAGGAGCGATGAACCCGTCGATATAATCGACCGCGTCGTCAATTGCCGATTTGACGGACGCCTCAAACTCGGCGTCGGACATCTCGGTCTCTTCGTCAGTCGTATTGTTGAACTTTACGGTTGCGTCTTCGTCCAATGACTCGCCCGGAACACGCGATACAAGTGCGTCTTCGGAATCGCCGTCTAGCCCCGGTGCATATTCTTCAGCCATTGTTTCTTCCGTTGTGATTATTTACGGACGATCATCATCGCAATCAAGAATACCGATGCGGTGAGAGACGCCCCAAGCAATACGGCGTTCAATGATGTCACGATGATTAGCATTTATTCTCAGACCACATCGCCGTCGATGTCCGCGCCCTTGCTCTTGGACCCGTAACCAGTGCGGTTCATCTTTTCCGACTTTGCCTGCTGCGGGCCGTCGGGACGATCCTTAAAGGCATCGCTCGCGCCTTCGCCCGTCGCGCGGGCGTTCTTGGGCATCAAAGTGTCGGGGTGATGGTCGTAGCCACCGCTTGACTTGCCCGCCATCTTCTTCTCAGCGCCGTGGAACGCGTCGGACATTTTCTCGTGATAGTTCTTGGCCATTTTAGATTTCCATTTTTTTCGGGGAGAACAAGGTCTTCCCAGCGGAAACCTTGCGATGTTGTGCAGAGACCCGCCCTGCCTTCTCGACCGCCATATGCTGCGCGGATGTCTGGGGCTTTGAGGACCCTTTCTTCATCGGAGCCAGCGTTTCCGGGTGCAGGTCATACCCACCAGACCCTTGTGGCGTTAGCGATAAGCTATTTTCCGCAGACGCGATCTTATCGTGCATTTTTGCAAACTTCATGGACAGAAACTCCGATGGGATTTGCAGGGATAATACATTATTCAGACGATCCCTGCAATTCCGCGCTTGAGCGGTTTCCCTGTGATCCATTTGCTTGCACGACCGCCAACGTAGGCCGCGCCATCGGCAAAGGTAAGGCAAAGGGCGTCGGCCAAGTCCGGCGACCGCAGCCCGCGCCGTTTCATGTCGGCTTTGCCCTCGACCTTGATCTTGCCGTTGGAGGCGAACGCGTATGTCGGCGCACACAGTTCGGCGCGAAGATCGTCGGTCTTGGGGATTTTGCAGGCACGCTGGGCCAGCCAGTCGCGGACGGAAAGCCACAGTTCGTCGCGGAGCCGGGACGCCTGCGGGTTCATGGCGGACGATTCCGAGACGTTCACATCTCGGACGTTGTAGCCCTGCTCGCGGAGCCGGTCAGCCACACCGGCACCCAGACCGATGCTATCAACCATGATCACGCTTGGCTTGTCCGCGTTGGCCTCGTTGACGATCCGGCCAACGGTTTCCATCAGATCGCTGCCGCCCCACGATTTGATCTCGGTAACTACGTTACCCTGCCTTTTGCACAGCACGGTGCGGTCGTCACCGAAGCGGGCGACGTCAACGCCGTATACGACCGGCTCGGTCAGGTTTAGGCCCACGTCGCGGTCCATCGCGCTGTCCACCAGTTCGGCGGCGATCAGGACGTCGTCTTCGCGCAATGAGAACTCGCCCAGCACGCGCACGCGGAAGGCGTTGCTGCCCTCGCCGTAGGTGGCTTTGATCTGTTTCACGAAGTCGTCGGAGACCAGCGGGTTGTCGAGGCAGGAGACGTGCATCGTAAACCAATCGCTGGACAATTGATGGTGCGTGCGGAAAAACAAACCGGTATTACGGGTGGGGTTCCCGATCAGCACGGTCGTGGCCGAATGACCCGACATCGAGCCAGCCGCCGACTCGAACACCGGTTCAGGAATAGCTGAAGCCTCGTCGCAGATAAGCAGGACGTTCTCGGAGTGGACACCGGCCAAGGCTTCTGGCCGGTCGGCGGACGAGGTGCGGGCGGACATGAAGGACGACTCGGGAGCCGCTTTGAGGACGATGCGGTCGGAGTAGACCTCGATGTTGTCTTTTAGAAACTCCGGCAGTTGGTTGATCCAGCGTTTCACTTCCGAGAACAGAGCGTCGAACAACTGGCCCGCTGTTGGGGCGGTCAGAACTGACTTCTGCGGGAATCGGGTTAGCATGAACCAGATCAACGCCCACGAGCAGGCGGTGGACTTGCCGACACCGTGGCCCGCGCGGACGCTGATGCGGCGTTCGCCTGCCGCAATCGCTTTCAGGAAGCGTTTCTGCCATGGCAGCGGCTTGGCTTTAAGAACTTCCTCGACGAACTCCACGGGCCGATTGCGGAAGACCTCGATGAAATACGAGTAAGCCTCCGTCATATTTTTTATATTTTCGGGAGGTGTCGGAATCGCTGATGGGGTGGTGGGGGGAGGGGTCATCCAATTTTCCGTGTGTATAGAAACAGGTAGGGTATCAATCAGACCGCCCCCGAGGGTGGTCCCACCACCCGGGGGGGGATAATGTCAAAACCCTGACAGTGTCAATTATCTGACAGTGTCAAAGCTTTGACGGATTCTTCGCCGTCCACGTCCGCGTCGCCCGATGATCCGATCAACTGCCCCAACTCGATAGGCGTCACGTCGATATAGTCATCGCCGCTGGCACGGTTGGCGACGCCCGCCGCGATTGCGACTAGCGCGGTTAGATGCGGGCTTGCATCGTGTCTTACCTCAAGGGTCGCTTGCTGCTTTGGTTTACCAACCGCTCGATCAAACACTTCACGGGCCGCCGCCAATCGCTCGTTATTCGTGGCTTCATCGTCGGATAAGATTTTCTCTAGAACATCGACGGCCTTAATTGTAAGCCCTTCAAGCCGTCTTTGCATGGCGACTTTGCGCGGCGACAAGCCGCCGGGATTGATTGCTTTTTGGCCTTTCACAAACGGCATTTATTTACATCTCATAAAGCGCTGATTTTTCTACCCTTTATCATGACTGATTGCACTGATGCAAACTTGGACGGTTTTGTTTGCAAAAATACATGTTGCATCTAATTGGCCTAGGCAATATTAAGAGCATGTTCCTTGGATGGACCAAGGGCAGAACAAAGGGGCAGCGCCATGAAAGATCAATTCCCACGGGCCTATTTCAACGGTTCTCAGATCATAAACGGAAAGCGCAAACGCGTCATTCATATATGGGCGGACGGTGACACGGTTTATGTCATACCATGCCGGACAATTTTGCAAGCGCATCAAATCGCTTGGGAATACGGCATTTTCAAAGTTTATCAGTGAAAGGGGCAGCGCCATGACAATCACAGTGGAAATCAAATCGGTTTACGGCAATGAGATGATCTATCCCGCTTGCGAGACTGCCAAGCAATTCGCGGCGCTGATCGGCACCAAGACGCTCACACGCGAAGCAATCGCAAAAATCAAAGCCCTTGGATATTCAATCCAAGTGCAGGCCCCAACTCTTTGAAATGGCATTGCAACATGAACGAGACCCTCACCGCCTTTGACGGCTTGGTATTATTCGGACCTGTTTTGGCATTTGTGGCGCTTATCGCAATCGGTTTTGCGGTGAAATGGTTTAATTAATCCCAAGCACCATATTTGTTAGGATTGCGACATGCCGGGCGTCAAAGCCCGGCGTTTTTGTTGCGATTGTGACATGGGGCTTTTGTGATTTGTTTCGGAAGCGAAACAATTAACGGAGCAATACGCGCGCGCGGGATTAAGAAGTCATGACGGCATGCGCTGCAATTAATGCCGCCTCTGCCCGATTGTGATCTTTCTTGCGCTGCCAGTGCGTGGAATCGTGAAACAAACGCCCCGCGTATAAGCGCGCCGCCTCTTTATCAGCGGGCGCGTCAAGGGCGCGTTTCCAAACGACGGGGGAAACAAGTCTGAAAGGTAAACCGCGCAATCGTAGGACGGTGCCAATAGTTGCCATTGTCGCGCCCATGCTAAAGGCCGCCATGCCAGACACGCCCGGCGGCGCTGTCATCCGCTCGCATTGCACGCGATCCGCCGGACCGATGGCGTCGATTAAGTCAGCGAGGGCAACCGGGTCGAGATATCTCCGAATCTTTCCGGCGGTGGTTTTGTCAACGAGCGTCGGGAGGTCATATACGGCCTCGACGCGGAGCGAGCCGGGCTTGCCAGATACAATCGCTATAGCCCCCGAAAGACCCGGATCAATGCCGATGGCTCGCATCGTATGTCCTTTTACCAAAACGCGATAAAGGCATTTATCGTTTAATCTAAACGCGCGTCTAGCCACGTCCCGCAATTCTGCGTAACTACGCGCGCGTGCGCGTAGTATGCCATGAAAGCACTTGTCTAAGACCGTCTAGCCTTGTCTAGCCCTGTCTAAACACCAAAAAACCCCTTTTCCCTTTTATTATCAACGACTTAACCCCTTGTCTAAGCTGTCTAACCATTTTTCGCAAAATTCCCCTAGGTTGTTATGTATACGCCGCAGGGGGTGTCTGGTGTATCTTTTTCAACCTAGTAAACTTTTTTAAAAAAAAGCTTAGACACTTAGACATCGTTGATTTCATTACACTTTTTGCCATTTTTGATCTTAGACAAACCTAGACAAGCCTAGACAGCCTTAGACAGAATTGCCCAAAAATTAGGCACATTGTCAAAATATTGACACTCAATCGTTCGGAGGCAATTTCACCTCCGCAGACAACTCTTTATGTGCATTTCCGCAAATGGTCATTTGCGTTTTTGCATGTAAACCTGTCTTGTGTCTAAGCAAACAAGTCAGTAAGGTTTCAATCGTCACTGGCAATGGTGCTTGGTGACGTCCCTAACCTCCCTATCATGACTTGGTCGGGGCCTAAAAACCCCGACCCTTTTCAGGAGAAACAAAATGATCATCCTCGGAACACTGTATCTGAACCTTGACCAGCCCGAATTAGGCTTTTCATACTCAGCCGATTTAAAAGAGTCCGGCCCAGAAGCCATTAAAGACATCGCCGTTGGCAGTGTTAAGCTGTTCGAGCAAATGGCCAACAAATTCGCGCAAGAGGCCGAGGCGCAGCCCGACCAAGCAGCCCCGCAAGCGTAGGGCCGTGCGCTATGACCGATAGCCTTCGCCACGCCGACCCGGTCACCATCGACCACATCATCCGGCTGCGCAAAGAACGTGACGAGGCTTTAGCCGACTTTGCGTTCATGGCGGATACCGCCGATTTGTGGCGCGAGAAAGCGATTGAGTGGATGGCACGCTGCTTTGAATTGCAACAGGAGATCAGAAATGTGCGTGCGCAGATCAGTTAATCCATACCGCCGCGCCACCGGCTGGGTGGCGGTTCCCTTTGAAGAAGTCCGCGTCGAAGCAAACGGCGTGGCATACATGGCGGAAGGTTCCGCAGACGTTGAGTATGAAGCCGAGAACGACCCCGATCAGCCGTGGAACTATGACCTCGACTGGAGTTTTGAAGGCTTCACCACTTTCAAAGTGACCGATTTAGACGGTCAGACACCTGACACCCCCTTGCCAACTGACCGTCTTATGGAACAGGTTCGTGAATTCCTGACTAAAAAGCGGGACTATTTGGTGAGAGAGTTAATCTTAGAGGACATTCGCGGATCATGACAAAGTGTATCGACTGCCTACATTTCGAGCGGCATGGCGTGTTTCCCACGGGGACGTGCCGAGCCAATCCACCCACGGGCTCCGGCTGGCCCCGAGTTTCGTTGCAGGATTGGTGCGGACAGGCGTCACCCATTCCTCGGCCACCTGAGCCGCTGCCACAACCCGAACCGGAAACCAACATTCGTCCGATGCGGCGACCGGGCAAAGCCCCGAAGTTTTAAGGAGACAGAGTGATGTGGGTATTGGTTATTTTAGGAATATTCGTCGGTCCCGGTATGGATCAGAACCTTTACCCCGTCACTCGACAAGAGGTCGGCACGTATCCGCTCCGCGAGGCGTGTGACGCGGATTCGCAAAAACAGATGGCAGCCTTCGTGAAGGACCTCGGGCAGAAGCCGGAACTATTGGTATCGACATGCGTGCAAGTGATCGGCCCAGTCGGCCAACAAGCGAAGTGGGAGGCGAAGCGGGAGGCGAAGTGATGGAAGCGATGAGAAATTTGTTTGGTATTTGGATTTTGGCGGCATGGGTCACGCATGTGGTTGTTTGCATCCAAGCTGCTAAATGGGGGCTTTTGATTGCTGGTGCGATATTGGTTCCAGTAGCATGGGTGCATGGCACTGGCGTCTGGTTTGGAGCATGGTGATGGACATCGTTGAACGGTTGCGCGAAGGCGTTAAGAATGATTGGGAAAGTTATTTTGCAGAAGATGCAGAATCTGTAATGACAGAAGCCGCCGATGAGATTCAGCGGTTGCGGACAGAAGTGCATTTTGATGACCAGACAATAAAATCGTTGTCTGAAATTAAAGATCGGTTGGAGGAATCGTTGAAGAAAATAGCAGATGGCGACATTGACCGCGCATCAGCAGTGAAATGGCGCGAAGATGGTCAATACAGCACGAATGATAAATGTGAACATGGGCTTTTTATGTTTGAAGATTGCGGTAAGTGCA